GTAATAAACACCCCACCAATCAACAATACGTGGAACATGGCACTGATACCAAAGGCTTGATAACTACTAATCATCGCAGCAAAAATACCAGACCAGACAAACGCAAGACATTGAAAGACCATATGCGCAGCTCGCGGATCGAGGTTCTTCAAAGGCGAATTTTCAATTGTCATTACTGCTTTCCACATCAATGGAATTTCAGCAATAAGTGTGGATACGCTTGAAGCCCACCCAATTGGTTTTGGATTATTAGCCATCTGAGCTCGCGATCTGACGCTCTAGTGGCGCCATCACAGCTTCAGCAAACTCCATAAATTCTTCGTTCTTAGCAGCTTCTTCCATCAAGTTTGATGCATGATAGATTTTTGCAAGCTTATTGAATTGTGCTTTTGGCACTCCAAGATC